TCTGCTGTACATAAATTTGCAACTGAACAGGTTGCAACTAAGAGAGCGGTTGGAGAACTGAATCATCCAGATGGTCCGACTGTTAACTTAGATAAGGTTTCACATCGCATCACCGAACTGAAATGGGACGGTAACAATGTGATGGGAAAGGCGCTTATATTAGATACTCCAATGGGAAACATTGTAAAAGGTCTCCTCGATGGTGGTGTTCAACTAGGCGTTTCAACTCGTGGTATGGGAAGTCTTGAGAATCGTAATGGGACAATGTATGTTAAAGAAGATTTTCATTTAGCAACTGTCGACATTGTACAAGATCCATCTGCTCCGCAAGCATTCGTTAATGGGATAATGGAAGGCGTAGAGTGGGTTTGGAACAATGGTGTAATTCAACCTCAGCACCTTATTGAAGAGGATGTTGAAGAGATTGAAGAAGAAACTCAGGATATTGAAGAAATTGAGACTGAAATTAGAAAAGCTCCGCGTGCTGACTTGCATTTAGTACAGGAACGTGAGTTTAAGAATTTCCTCTCGTTGCTCAAATAAAAGAGGAGTCAAACATGACTGATCAAGTAAAAGACCAGGATATTGAACTCGATGAAGCAGCGGAAGTTGTGGATGAGGCTCATGATCCTAAGAATGCAGAAGCTCAATCTATTGCATCAGTAGATGCTGCAGGTGATGCGACTAAAGCTGCTCCAAAACGGAAAGGTGATAAGTCAAACTCAGAGCCAATGCCAAAAACAAAAGCCGGCATGGTTAACGCCATGTATAACAAAATGAATAAGATGAAGAAAGAAGATCTGCAAGCATCTTATAAAAGCATGATGGGTGAAGAAATTGAACTCGAAGATGAGATCATTACTTCAGACCATTCACAGGATCTGGAAGCGTTGATTGCAAACGAAGAAGGATTGGCTGAAGGCTTTAAACATAAAGCTGCTACTATTTTTGAAGCTGCTGTTAACTCAAGAGTCAATGAGTATGTTTCTGTTAAACAAGCAGAAATGGATGCTCAAATGGAAGAAAGAGTTGCCGCACTTGAAGAACAAATGGCAGTTGAAATCGAAGAAGGTCTCAATGAAACTAGAGAAGAGCTCGTTGGTAAAATCGACAGCTATCTCAACTACGTTGTTGAAACATGGATGGAAGAAAACAGATTGGCTGTTGAAAAAGGTCTGCGTACAGAAATTGCAGAAACCTTTATGAGCAACCTGAAAGATCTGTTTACAGAATCTTACATCGAAGTTCCAGAAGGTAAAGTGGACCTAGTTGATGATTTGGTTGAGCAAATCGAAGAACTCGAAGAACAACTCAATAAATCGACTGAATCAAATATGGCAATGAAAGAGCAAACAGAAGAGCTGAAGAAAACTCTCGCAATCCGTGAAGCTTCAAAAGATCTTGCTGAAACTCAAATTGCCAAACTTCAATCTCTCGCTGAAAGTGTTGAGTTTGAAAACGAAGAAGATTTTGCTTCAAAAATCGCTACTCTGAAAGAATCATATTTCTCGAAGAAAAATGAAACTAACGAGTCAGCTGCTAAAGTTGAAACAATTAACGAATCAGCTGAAGACGAAGTAGAAGAAACTGAAGTTTCAGACATAATGTCACGCTACGTATCAGCACTGAGAACATCTTAATTAAGGGGACAAAAGAAAATGTCTAATACATATAAAAATCTCACAGAGAAATGGGCACCAGTGCTCAACGAAGAATCAGCGGGTAAAATCGAAGATTCATATCGTAAGTCAGTAACGGCTGTTATTCTTGAGAACCAAGAAAAGGCTCTTGCAGAACAGCGCCAGATGCTTAACGAAACTCCAGGTAACGTCACTGGTTCAGTAGGTAACTGGGATCCAATCCTTATCTCACTCGTACGTCGTGCAATGCCAAACATGATGGCATATGACGTATGTGGTGTTCAGCCAATGACTGGCCCAACTGGCTTGATCTTCGCAATGAAGTCACGCTATGGTGCTGGCTCAACTTCTTCAACTGAAGCACTTTTCAACGAAGCAAATACTGCTTGGGGTGGAGATTCTGGTGCATCAAACGGTTCAGCAGGTCCTTCAGGTCTGTCTGGTGTCACTAACGCTGGTGATTCTTCAACTATCAATGATGACCGTGTAACAAGTACATATGCTGGCGGTATGCCAACAGCAGACGGTGAAGCACTTGGTACGACTTCATCTACTTTCAATGAAATGGGTTTCACCATTGAGAAAGCAACTGTTTCAGCGAAAACACGTGCGTTGAAAGCGGAGTACAGCCTTGAGCTTGCACAAGACTTGAAAGCGATTCATGGTCTTGATGCAGAATCAGAGCTGGCAAATATTCTGTCAACTGAGATTCTTGCTGAAATTAACCGTGAAGTAATTCGCACAATCAACTCACAAGCTAAAACTGGTGCATCTACCGGTCAAACTGCTGTAAATGGTTTGTTCGACCTGCAAAACGATGCAGATGGTCGTTGGTCAGTTGAGCGCTTCAAAGGTTTGATGATTCAAATCGAGCGTGAAGCAAACACAATCGCAAAAGAAACTCGGAGAGGTCGTGGTAACTTCATCATCACATCTTCAGACGTAGCTTCTTGCTTGTCAGCAACAGGTATGCTTGACTATGCTCCAGCAATGTCAACAAACCTGAACGTTGATGACACAGGTAACACATTTGCTGGTGTTCTTAACGGACGTACTCGTGTATATATCGACCCATATGCAGAAGTAGACTATGTAACTGTAGGTTACAAAGGTACCAATGCCTATGACGCCGGTGTATTCTATTGCCCATATGTACCACTCACAATGGTACGTGCAGTGGGTGAAAATGACTTCCAGCCAAAAATCGGATTTAAAACTCGTTACGGCATGGTATCAAACCCATTTGTTGGTTTAACACCTTCAAATGGTCTTGCTGCAGCGAAGTCTAACCAATACTACCGTATCTTCCGCGTGGACAACATCCTTAACGCATAATGAAGAAACCGGACTAACCG